TATCCTTCTTAAAGCCCATCTTTCCCTATAGAAAGCAAATTCGTTTAAATGACTAAAAGACAAGGGCAACAAACTATTGTCACCCTCATCAAACTTTTTAAAATGTTCAATCATTATAAAACCTAAAGTATTTTTTTATAACAGCTATATTTCTTTCAATATCATCAATAAGCTTTCCTGTTTCTTCAAAAACATTACTGCAAATACCAAAATGAGTTCTGTACTTTCTTAGATAGAAAACTGTGCTTTCCATAATCTCTAAGTCTTTTGTAAGTATTTTTTTATTTTGGTTATTACAAATTTTAACAATTGTTTCTTTTTCATTTGCCATTTGATACTCCACTAAATAAATTTTGTTGCGGTTCAAAAACCAATTCATATTCTGCAAATGTTTTTCCATTCTTGGTAATACGATTTGTTTTGATATTCATACCCTCTTTTTTAAGATTATAAATAATCGCACTAAGTCGGAAACTTCCAAACTTATTCAATGCTTCAAGTGGTGTTATTTTGTTACCATCTTCAAGGTAACTTTGGATTTGTGATTGTTGGCTCATAACAATTCCTTTCTATAAATGTTTTTTCACCATTTCTCTTTCGTTGACAACTTTTGTTCTAAGGTCATCACGAAAAGTCTTAAAAGATTCAAACCTAATTTTGGCTTGATTTCTTTGCTTTAAGGTTACCTTGTATCTATCAAAGTAATCCTTAAATTTCTTGTCCGAATAAATATGTCCATTTAATTCGGTCATGTTCTTATATCCGCCCTTTTCAACATAATAAAGGGTTAATTCTGCAATCAAAACTTTTTCTTCTTTTTTCATAAGGTCAACCGCTGTATCTAAATCAGCAAACACTAAACCTAATTCTTCTTGTTTGTGTGATAGTAAATGTGGTTCAAATTCTAATAAATATATATCGTTCATATCTTATCCATAAATTCTTTT